ATTCAAAAAAAGAAAAACTTAGTTTTTTTTTTATAATATTTTTTTTCAGCATTTCATTTTTTTTTCAGAAAGTTGAAAAAAACATACACTTTGGATTACCCCCACCACTTTTTCGTATATATTTCCCGAGTCGAATCTCAGAACAGACTCGGGAAAAATATATAGAACATATTATTTGTTTTAAAGAGGAAGGGAAGTTGTGTATGTATGTATGTATGTATGTATGTATGTAAAAGAGGGGGGAGAACTATATACGTTTCTGTAAAGAACGTATCATTTCATGTACGAACTCTGTTACAAGTAGACAGAACCAGAAGTAAAAAAGAGAGTGAATTTATATATATATATATTCCATTATACTTATAAAAAAGTATATAAGCAAGTGTCATTTCGCGCGTGGCTTTCATTTATAAATATCTATTAATGAAAGTAACAACGCTAAAAATAATAATATTTTTACGAAAAAAGGGATTACTAAAGAAATGGATCTAGTTAATGTAAGTTGATTGTTTGTGTTTTTTTAAAAAACAAAATGTATTTTTTTATATATATATTGTTTTTTTTTTTAGATGAATGCCAATGATAACATGTATTTTGAAAGTAATCGTTTACTTTCATTTAGAAAAAATCCATTACGAAATATCGATGTATCGGAATATGTCAAAAGTGGTTTTTATTTAAAAACAATGCCAGATGTTGTGGAATGTGTTTTTTGTAAAATTGAATTTAGTATAATTACAATTAATTTTCTCAAACATCACAATTGTATTGAAAAAGTAGAAAACAAAATAAAAAATATTCCATTGTCTAATATATTAAATCAATATAATGTATTACCAGCTTCATGTAAAGATATAAGTAAATTTTGGAATATGTGTTATATATTAATACGAAATACAGAAATTTATCATACTGAATATAATTCATATGACTTTAGATTAGATTCTTTTGAAAATAGATGGCCAAATACGTCTATTTGTAAAAAGAGATTAGCTAAAGCTGGTTTTTTTTTATCAAATGAAAGAAATGGTACAACTACATGTTTTTCATGTAATTTAAAAATAACTTCATGGAAATTATATAATAATCCTTTAAAAGTACATATTTTTAAAGAACCCAATTGTTTATATATGAATTTATTATTAAATCAACTTGGTACCGTTATAAAAAATCATGAATTTCATGCTTTTAATTCAAATTGTTGTTATTATTGTGAAAGTGAAAAAATTGAAAAAGATATTTATTTATATCCGTGTAAACATTTATCATTTTCTTGTTATGGTTGTGCATTAACAATAAAAAAATGTTTAGTTTGTCGTAATAATATAACAGCAATAATAAAAGAATGTTTTATTGAAAATGAACAAATAATAACAACTATACAAATCAATTTATTAACAATTATTCATCATGGTATATATTTTTTAAAAAGAGATCGAAAATCTTCTTTTAAAACCTGGCCTAAAGTTTTAAATCATTTAAAAGATGATTTAATTGAATCGGGATTTTTTTATACTAAATTTTCAGATTATACAACTTGTTTTTGTTGTAATTTAAAAATGCATGATTGGAATATTGAAGACAATCCATTTATTGTACATAGTAAATTATCTCCCACATGCAATTATATTCAAATGGTAAAGGGAATTCAATATGTTGAAAAATATATTTCAGAAATAAAAAATGACGATAATGAAGCAATACCAATTACTTTTGAAGATTTATCATGTCATGAAGAATTTAAAGAATATAATTTTATAAAATGTATTGCTTGTATGGATAATAACATTAATGTAGTATGCATTCCATGTGGTCATGCTGCATTATGTTCTGAATGTTTGTTGAAAAGTTATAAACACAAGTTTTGTAGTATATGTCAAGAAAAAGTAAATTTTTTATTACCTATTGAAAATGAAGAAACTGACGATAAATTTTGCAAGAAATGTCATGTAAATGAAGTTGAAAATATATCTATTCCTTGTCGTCATATTGGATTATGTCAGAATTGTGCCATAAAAGAAAAAAATTGTTTCGTTTGTAATGAAATAATTTTATTTAATATTAAAGTTTTTTTCTCTTGTTAATAAAGAAAAAATTCACACCACCTACTCCACAAAAAAAAGAAAGAAATACACAATTTATATAATTTATAAATTTCTTTTTATTATTTATTAGTACAATCATGTTTCTAATAATGTATTATTATTGATAGTTTTTGTCGATAATGAAAATATTATACATTCTTCAATTTCTTCATTACTCATAATGTTGATGGGTACAATTTTATAATCATTTGTATCTTTAAAAAATACAATTAAAAAAATCTTTGTAACAATTACATTATATTTATTTATATTTCTCTCTAATATTAAGCGATATATATTTTGTTGTAAAGTATATCTTAATAATTTATTATCTTTCTTAAATTTCATTGGTCCTAAACCATAAGAACTATTTTTTACATTCGATGGATTTGTAAAATCATTATTAGCCGTTTTCCAATCAATTATTACTACGGGTAATTTATCATGATTATTATTTGAATTTAATAAATGAACGTTTTTCTTTTCTATAAATAATCCATCAATAGTTCCAGATATTGGATATTTTCTATCAACTATAGAAAATTCCATTAATATTGGATAATATAATAAAGAAAGATTATTTTTATAAACTTTCAAAAATGAATTTAATATTGGTGTTATAATTTCATTAGTTTGATTTAATGATGAGTAACCAAATTTAAAAAAATTTTCAATATATAAATGAACTTTACTACCAATACATTTTGCTAAATCACCATTAGTTTTCCAAGTATGTAAAATAGATTCAATAGGATTATAATCTAATAATTCATCTTTATATTTTTCAATAACTTTAAAATTTTTTGACTTGGAAATATTTGTTGCGCAAGATTTTGCATAAAAAGGTTGAAATAAATTTTGAATAATACCTGAAGAACTAGTTAATGTCGTCTCATTCCAAATATTTTCATTCTTCTCTATTACTATATATTCATGATTTAGAGATTCTAATTTAACAAAAAAACAATTTTTGAAAAATTCTCGTCCTTTTTGTAAAAAATGTTTATTTATTTCCATAGTATCCATATTGGTTTCTTTTTTTGTAAAGCCTATAAATAAACAGTTAAATTATCAATAACATCAGTTTTTAAATATTGTTGATACATATATTTTTTATTTATATATGAATTACATAATAATATTACACTAATTATATATATAATAGTAATAATTAAAATATATGTGAAAAATATCATTTTTTAATGTATATATATTCCCTTTATTTGATCAATATTTGTTGCTCTAGATAATATAACATAAGTTTCTTGTAACGAACATCCATTTAAATTTATATATATATCTTTTCTTTCAACGGTCATTCCAATACTACTTCTTATTGTATCGGCACAATTTAATTGTATAGGAAATCCAAATATTTTTGTATTGACAAATTTCTGTTTATTTTTATTGTATTTACTTAATGACAAAATTCTGTCCATTGTATATAAAGTCATTGTGAATAAAGAAGGATATATTTTAATAAATTTACATTGACTTTTACTATAACACAATAAAAACTGTCCATTTTCATTTGCTTCAATAAGAATTACAACATCTCCTCGACACAATTTATTTTTTACAGTCAATAAAACTTTATATTCCATTCCAATAATTAATGGTAAGAATGGTAGATATGTTGTATTTGTTGGACATGCATATAAATTTCCATTTATAAAAAATTTTAAATTTGCTAATTTTGGTTTCATTCTATTAAATTTTTGTCTCTCAAAATTGTCAGTCATTGTATTTAAATGTTCATTAAATTGTTTTAATGAAGTATAAAAAATCATACAATTAATATAATGCATATCAACATTACACCAAGAAAAATATTTAAAATTATTAAAAATAAAATAATTTTCATCAATCCATTCTATACAAAAATATAAGAAATCTTCAAAATTTTTATATTTCGAAGAATCTAGTTTTTCTAATAAATTACAATTATATAAAAAAAAAATTTCTCTCTCTTTACAAATATCTTTGAAATAATTTAAAATATCTGCAATCCAAGTCGATGATGTTTGTAAATTTTCAATAAATTTAATATAATGATTATTATTACATCGTATTTGGGTGGTAAAAAAAAAATTTTTTTTAGTGAATGATAAAATTTTTTGACAATTTAATGTTAAATATTCTAAATCGTAACGATTTACAACAGAAGAACCTGGTGATTTGAAAGAAAAATCATTTTTTCTTTCCTTTAAATTTTTTGTAAAATAAATTGGTTGTATTTGATGACAGTCACCGCATAATAAAATTGTTATACAATACTTATCGTTTTCGGCATTTATAACATTTTTTTTTTCAATATAACGTTGTAAACTTTCTTTTATTAATTTAATCACATTAATAGGAATCATTGAAACTTCATCAATACATATATATATATATTTATTTTCTAATATTATTGAATCTAAAAAATCATGTTTCAATTCCAATTGATCAAAAAAATGGTCATAATCAATAACATTATTACTAATTATAAATCGTTCTAATTCACAATATTCAAAAAATGAAATATTAAATAATTTTATTATAAAAGAACATAATGTAAAAACATTATCCGAAGATAAATTTAATTTTTGTTCAGTCTCTCTACATAAATTATTTTGTAAAGTAATATAAATAAATAATTTATTAGTAAATTGTTTTAAACAAAATGTTTTTCCAGTTCCAGCAGCACCAATTAAGCCAAATATAGATAAAGAATTTTTTTCATTAATTTGAATTATTTCATTATAAATTTTTTTTTGTTCGTGTGAAAAAGAAGAATTATCATTATTCTTTTTTATATTATCATCGGAACGTTTAGTCAAGTTAATATCTTGTAAATATTCATAAATGTCATTTAAAGGAGTTTTACTTTTTTCATCATCGAGATAAAAAAAAATTTCCTCATCCTCTAATATTAATTTAACAACATCTTTATACCATATATTTTTATTAAAGGGCACTAATGGTTTAATTTTATATTGAAAAAGACCATTGACGTTAAAATATATAACTTTTTCTCGAAAATTTGTCAATCCTTTATATATATAATAATCCGAATGATTTTTATCATGTAAAAAATTTAATTTTCGTTTCAGTTTTTTTTTATCATCCGTATCATTTAAATCATTCGAATCCATCTAAAAAATGATATATATAACTAAAATTAATCAAAATTTATTTCTACATTTTATAAAAAAATATAAAACTAAAATTTACCTTTGTGATGATTTTTTTATAAATAATTATTCCATTGACGAATATAATAAACTTGTTGAAATAATTATGAGAATAAACATTAATAACGTTAACGACGAAAAAGTATGTAATAAAGTATTATTATTACACACTTATAAAAAATTTGTTTCGCGTTTAGTGGAACTATTCGTTCTGAATGATATATCGTAACGATATATCAGCTAATATAACTTCTTATCATTTCTTGAGATTTCATTCACAGTCAATATATATATATATATCATCATAAGTATCAAAAAAAATAGCTTGAACGAATATTTTTGTAGTATAAAAGGAATATACATTTAAACATTAAAGCAGTATCTATTCAAAATATTTTTACATCATGTCTTCTGAAAACAACGAGTGTAGTACAAGCTTCGATAATAAAAAACGACCATTATCATCATCTTCATGTAATGATGATAATGCTGAAAGAAAAAAAAAATGTTTTTCATCATTTGCCAATGATTTGGAGGAACAAGATTACTATGGTAATTATACATATATTTTTAATTTATAAAAAATAAAAAATTTTTCTCAAAAAAATAAAATTTTTTTTATATTTTTAGATTACAACACTAGTAATGTTAGTAAAAATGAAGCAATACCAAATTTAGAAGTTTATGAAGCTGAATTAGATGAAGACAATCCATTATGTAATATTTCATGGTTGGGCAATTTTAATGAAAATAATAATTTCGTTATATCAGATAATGTTGCTCCGCATAATTTTACACGTTCAAAAATTTTAGAAGTTCCGAAAAACATAAAATTTAATAATTTATTTTTTAAAATTTTACGACATTTTTCACCACTAATTCGTAATATCATAGAATTTAATAAGCCAACAATTTTAATTCCCTCTTGTATTTTTAATTGTGATTCTTATAAAAGTTATTCCGATGAATTTTTATGTAAAATTAATAATATTTCAACCAAGAAAAATTTAAATCAATATTTATTTTTTGATATTGACGGTTCTTTTTCTTCGATGCAATGTAAATCTGGTACTAATAATGTATTTACAGCAATTAAATATACTACAAATAATAATATAATTTATAAGAGTGAAAATAATGATAATATAATATTTACAAAAAATATTTTCAATGTTGTAACAACAAAAGATGCTTTTATCTTTTCTAAAAATCGAGGAATAATGAATTTGGATATTACAAAAAAATTTGATTATCATGAACATCGGCCAAAATTGTGTGTTTTTAAAATTATAAATACACAATATGTAAATTCTCCAGAAAAAATGATAGATGCCTGGCCAACTATGGATATTGTTGCTCTAATAACAGAATGAGTGCCTTTTTTTTTCAACCATTACAACAATTAATTGATATCAATAAAAAAATTGTTGATAATAATTATATAATCTATGGGAATATTGGTAATATGCGTTATATTTATGTAAATCTTGGAAAAATGTTTATTTTAAATGTCAATAAATTTTTATACATATTATTAAATGATAATGTTGCGTTGAAATTATTTATACGAAATAAACAATTGGATTTTAAGAAAGTAAATATTTTATATAATAGAAAAGATATTGAAAAGTGGATTAAATTTAATAAAGATATAAAAGTAATTCAAAAAACTAGTAAAAAATCATTTTTTATAAATACATTAATTGAATTACAAAATAAAAATATAATTGAAATTTAAAAATGTATAATAAGGTTTTTATTTTTTCATAAATATTTAGTTAATTAAAAAAAAATGGTTACAAACTCTAATAATAATAATGATACTAAATCAACAAATGACACAACAGTAAAAAGTCAAACTCCAGTAAAAAAAAGAAGAAAATATCGTAGAAGAAGTAAAAGTCCTAAAAAAAATGAAAGTTCATCTTTAGAAAATAATAATCAAGCAAGAACTGCAAGCCCACGAAAACGAGCAAGAACTGCAAGCCCACAAAAACGAGCAAGAACTGCAAGCCCACGAAAACGAGCAAGAAGCCCAAGCCCAAAAAGAAAAAATTACAAACAAGAATGTCCAAGCAAAAAATTTGTAAATTTTTTAAATGATACTACATCAAAAGTAAATCATAATATTAAAATTAACGAATGTCCATCACATATAAATTTGGCTGATATGAATAGAATGATTGATTTTAGTAATAAATAAATTTTTTTAAAAAATATTATTTTAAAAAAAAATTTTTTTTTTATTAATATTTGATTGTTTCTTTTAACATTATATATATCCTTAGTTTACTTCTAATCTTTATAATTAAAAAAATATTATAAAATTTTTTTTATTAAAAAATAAAATGCTAGAAAAAAATTATATAACAAAATTTTTTTTCGTATCCCCACTACTTTTCGTATATATTTCCCGAGTCGAATCTCAGAACAGACTCGGGAAATATATACGAAAAGTAGTGGGGGTAATACAAAGTATATGTTTCTTTAGAAAGATAGAACCATATACTTAAAACCCTACATGTAAACTGTAAAAAAAAATTTTAATATCCCCACCACTTTTTCGTATATATTTCCCGAGTCTGTTCTGAGATTCGACTCGGGAAATATATACGAAAAATGGTGGGGGATAATCCAAAGTGTATGTTTCTTATATGAAAGATTAGAAGTAGACGATAATATATTCTTGAATATCCCCCCACTACTTTTATATTTTTCCCGAGTCTGTTCTGAGATTCGACTCGGGAAATAGCAGAAAGGTAGGGGGGGATCCAAAGCATATGTTTTTTAACTTTCTGAAAAAATGAAATGCTGAAAAAAATTTTAAAAATTTTTTT